CCGATACACGTTAGCACCAAAGCTGGTGCATCAGGTCCGCGCACAATGGGGCACACATCATTGTGTGACCTCAAGGCTTTAATTCGCGATGAACAATTACAATACGTTGAGAATCTGGCGACCTTAGTATATTCAGGTCAGTCACTTTCATCCTTCAGTAAAGTTCTTGAACAAAGTAAAATTATTGCCGAAAACAGTACCTCTTTAATTTCAAATAACATTAATCAATACCTAACCATGAGGCTTCATTTCATTGCTGAAGGGGGCGGTAAGACCCGTGTTATTTGTATCGGAGACATTTGGTCACAATGCGTTTTGAAACCCATCCATAAATATTTAATGGATTGTTTAAAGAAGTTTCCTAACGATGGGACTAAGTCGCACGATAAAATTGCGATGAAAGTCAAAGAGTTTACAAAGATGGGCTTAGATTGTTACTGCTATGACCTTACGGCCGTAACAGATCGAATGCCATTTGAGTTACAATTCAACTTAATCGAATTTTTAACTAAAGAAGTTTCACCGGATTTATCTTTATTTTGGAAGGAGTTGATGTTAAAACAAGTTTATAACAAAAACACTGCTAGCTACATAAAATACAAAGTAGGGCAGCCAATGGGCTTATTAAGCTCTTGGCCTTCTATGGCATTATGCCACCATATAATTGTAAACCATGCCTTTGATAAGTGTAAAATCAGTAAATTTAATAGAAATTACGCCCTCATTGGTGATGATATAGTTATATGTAATAAAGAGGTGGCCTTGGAATATTTGGCATCAATCAAAGAGTTGGGCATGTCTGTAAATTTTAATAAGACAGTTCTTCCCTCAATGAATAAGACCAAAGCAGCTGAAATCGCCAAAAGAAATTTTATTAATGGCGTTGAAATTTCACCTGTTACTCCAAAAATGATTTATCAAGCGCATACAAAGACTAGTCTTCTATTGCAACTGGATAAAGCATTATACGATCGTGGGTATTATAACCACGACGAAGCTAATCCTAAGGGATCGACTCTACCACGTGAACAGTGGATCCAAACTATGCTTCAAAGCATGAGTACTGAAACAGCGTTCGTGGCGGCTGTTTTCTTATCATCACCACTTTGTCAAACGAAATACAATTTTGACATTGTAAAAGATGCCAATCCTCTCATTTCTGAGATAAGAAAGGTTATCTGGGATGGAAATCTTGTTGAAAATTTTAATAACAGATTTCAGCAATACCAATTGGCATTGCTAACAGAAAACATAGTAAGATTTGAAGAAAATAGAACCTTACTAGTTCGAGAGAACAAAACTACCTCAGAGCAAAGCACTACACCTTTAATTGATCATTACTTTGATATTACATACAAGGAGATGAAAGATATTCTCAATATATACAATACTACTTATGTTGATGAAGAGGGTGATTCTGATGCAATGCTGGACGCAACAGATCCTGCTTATATTTATGCAGAGATTCTATCGCGACCTAAACCTGGCGATAAACCGACTTTTTATAGTACGGAATTCGAAAGAGTTACCGATAAACTAGAAGTTTTATTGCTAGCGTATGTAAAAACCGTAGTTGGGAAAGAAGGCACCAACCTTTTGCGTGAAAAATTTGCAAAGATTTTTCATAAAACCGACAATAATTCTCAGTAGTTTTCCGTGGTGGGTAATTTCCACGGAACCAGAAATGGATACTAGTTCTTGTTTTGTTTGTCGCGCTCG